TTCTTCGCATTGCGAGAAAAGATAGTCCGACTCACAAGTATGGAAGTCATAGACCGAAGATCGCGCCCGGTACAAATGATTACGACCCTTTGAGTGGGTGGAATGGAGAACACTAATGTCGGCAGGCTCATCTTCAACTGAATCAGACCCAACCGGAACTCTATGGGACTCCAACGACCCGCTCAATCCGGAGAACTACCGTCGCGCTGTAAATCATTACGGCATCAAGTCTCAGCAAATCAAAGACTGGTACGGTAAAACCCAAATGTTTCAAATGGACTCGGCTCACCTTCAAACGCCTGAACAATCGGCATTGGCTGAATCACTTGGGCGCGCGCAAGGAAGACCAAGCACTGACAACAATTTATATGGGCTTCAATCGCTCGCTCAACCGAGCGGCCCAACTCTTGGGGGACAATGATGGAACAAACGGGACTCGATAAGACGATTTCAAATCAAGTTGAAGACGAAGCAGCAACGCACATTCGTCACTATGAGCAATTAAAAACTCTTCGCGCCACACATGAACTCATGTGGAACGACATTGCAAAAATCGTAACGCCAAACGATCTCAACTCTTTCCAAGGGACTCGAATTGTTGAAGGTGATAAGCGCACAAAGTATCTCTACGATTCTACCGCGCACACAGCACTCATGCGTTTTGTTGCGATCATCGACTCCATGATGACCCCGCACAATGCAAAATGGCATCGCATGACTACCGACGATGAAACTTTGAAACGCAATAAACAAGTGCAAGAATACTTCGAGCGCGTTTCTCAAATCATGTTCCGCGAGCGTTATCATCCGAATGCTAACTTTTTGGAACAGAACCAGAACGTGTGGATGAGTCTCGGTGCTTACGGCAACGGTTCACTTTTCATCGACAGTCTGTGGGGCACAAAAGGACTTCGGTACAAATTTGCCCACTTGGGCGAAGTTTACACTGAATCAAATCACCAAGGTATTCCGGATAAAGTTTACCGCCACTTCCGCCTTCGCGCTCGTCAGGCCGTTCAATGGTGGCCGGATACTTGCCCGGAAGTGATCAAGAAAATGGCTGAGACTCAGCCGGAAACACAATACGAGTTTTTACACTGTGTGGTTCCGAATGACGAATACGAACCAGGAAGACTCGATGAAAAAGGAATGAAGTTTAAATCGGCTTACATTTCTTTGACCGGTGCAAGCATCTTGCAAAAAGGTGGATACAGAAGTTTCCCATACGCTGTTTCTAAATGGGGTCAAACTTTAAACGAAGAGTATGGTCGCGGACCGATTGGTGATGTTCTTCCGAACATTAAAACTTTGAATGAAGAAAAACGAATCTTGCTCAAACAAGCTCATCGAATCGTTGACCCGGTTTACTTGGTTCACGACGATGGAATTTTGAACACCATGAGTGCGCAACCGGGCGCGATGGTTGCCGGTGGTATCAGTCCGGAAGGCCGTAGGCTTGTTGATACCCTTCCGACCGGTAACGTTCAAATCGGTAAAGAGATCATGGACGACGATCGCAATGACATCAAAGATGCGATGTATACGTCCCTCTTCCAAATCTTAGTTGAAAATCCTGAGATGACTGCAACTGAAGTCATGGAACGGACGAAGGAAAAGGGTATGCTCATTGCACCACTATTCGGTCGTCAAGAAGCGTATCTTGCGCGTGTGATCACTCGTGAATACGACATCCTCGAAAACCAAGGTGCATTCGGTCCGATGCCTTTAATTCTTCGTCAGGCTCGTGCTCGTGGTGAGGGTTCATTCAGCATTCGCTTTGAATCACCACTTGCGAAAATGAGACGCGCAGACGAAGCAGCCGGTTTCATGCGTATGCTCGGTGAAGCGGTTCAGGTGTATCAAGCGACTCAAGACCCTTCAGCACTTTTCCATTTCAATATGGATGTCGCTATTCCTGAGTTGGCCGAAATTCACGGTGTGCCAGCTCGCTGGATGAAATCACTTGACGAAGTTCAAAAACTCAGAGCAAATATGCAAGCACAGCAACAACAGCAAGCCGCTATTCAAGCCGGCCCATCTATTGCGGCAGTGATGAAAGCACAACAACAGAAGTAAGCTATGAGTGACATCGAAAAAGAATTAACGGGTAGGCAAAAAGAGAAGCAAGAAGATGCTCTCAAAAAGGCCAGAAATACTGTTATTAAACTTCAGCAAGATTACTGTTCAATCTTTCCAGAAGATTCTCCGATTGCTGAAAACGTCCTCAATGATCTTAAAATCTTTTGTCGTGCCGACGAATCAACATTCCACGCCGACCCTCGCATCCATGCGGTACTTGAAGGCCGCAGAGAAGTGTGGTTACATATCGAAAGACAACTCAAACTAAAACCCGACGAACTGGTTGCAAGAGTAATCAGAAAGTCATAAGGAGAAAACTATGTCAGAACAAACTCAACAGACCCAAACTACCGATACAACCCAGCAAACTCAATCGAGAGTAAACGAAGACAACCGCGGCAATATGCAAGAATTTTCCTGGGATACCCACATTCAAGACGAAGCAACTCGCGGTTGGCTGAAAGCTAAAGGCGTAAAAGACCCAGCAACACTCGCAAGTTCTTATCGCGAGCTTGAAAAGTTTGTAGGCGTTCCAAAAGAACAACTTTTAAAACTTCCTGAAAATCTTGAGTCTCCGGAAGCAGAAGCGGTCTTTCAACGTCTCGGTAAACCCGCAAAACCAGAAGACTACAAACTCGATGGCGAGATGAAAGATTTCGCAGAACAGTTCCACAAAGCAAACCTCTCTACGAAACAGGCCGAAGCTTTGGTGAAGGCGTACACTGAACGCGCAACCAATCAAGCAAAAGCCGCGCAGGAAGCAGCACAGACTGCACTCAATAACGAAGTGGAAGCACTTAAAAAATCATGGGGGAATGCCCACGATCAAAAAATGCAACTCGCAGCTCACGCGGCTCAAAAGTTTGGCCTTGGTGCTGAAGGACTTTCCGCGATTCAAAAAGCGATGGGCTACACCAAAGGCGCCGAATTTTTGGCGACGCTTGGTGAAAAGATGGGCGAAGCAAAATTCATCCAAGGTAATGGCGGGGGTACAAAACTTGACACCGATACGGCCAAATCCAAAATCAGTGAGAAGATGGCGGACCCTGCATTCATGAAGCGATATGCAAGCGGTGACAAAGCTGCGATCGCAGAAATGATGCGACTTGGCGAAGATGCTTACCCAGGCGAGTTGAAATTTTAAAAATAAAATATTTGCAAGAATTAGTTTCGTGGCCTCATACTGATCATGAATGGCAAATCGCGATTGCGAATCATTCTGACAGTCAGGAGAGACTGACGGTGTAGCCGCACGGTAGGCAAGAAACAGCCCTCGGGTTTCCGAGTTAAGCTTTTCGATGAATTTAATTAACTTTAATTTTGTCAGGAGGGCTTAAAGCCATGACTAATAATTTACCAGTATTGTTTGTCGAACAGTTTACGACTAACGTACAATTTCTTTCTCAGCAAAAAGGTAGCCGTCTTCGTAAGACGGTAATGAACGGGACTCACGTAGGTTCCCAAGCAGCGGCGGTTGATCAATTCGCGGCTGTAAACGCACTCAAAGTTACTACCCGCTACGCACCAATGGGTCGCGTGGATGGCGGTCTTGACCGTCGTTGGGTGTTCCCGGTTGACTATGAACTTCCGCAGCTTGTTGATTCTTTCGACAAACTTCGTTTGATCATCGACCCAACTTCTTACCTCTCTCAATCCGCGATCTTCGCGATGGGACGTGCGCAAGATGACGAGATCATCGCAGCTTACGGCGGGATTGCTAAAACCGGTAACAACGGTGGAACTAGCACTCCGTTCTTGGCTTCTAACGTGATCAGCGTTCAGCAAGGTGCATCTTCCCCAACTGGTATGACTGTCGCTAAACTTCGCGCTGCTAAGTTGAAACTTATGCAAAACGAAGTGGACCTCGACAACGACGAGTTGTGGATGTCTTGCGAATCCAAGCAAATCGACGATCTCTTGGCAGAAGCTCAAGTAGTTTCTACAGACTTCAACGATAAACCAATTTTGGTTGACGGACGCATCCAACGTTTCTTGGGCATCAACTTCGTACACACCGAACGTCTCGGTACTGCGATTGATGACCAAGCAGGTAACTCTACTCCTTGCTACGTTTACGCGAAAAGCGGAATGTACTTCGGAGAGTGGGAAGCAATTCAAACTCACATTTCTCAACGTAACGATTTGACTGGTTTGCCTTGGCAGGTGTACTGCAAAGGTACTTTCGGCGCGACTCGTCTCGAAGAGAAAAAGATCGTGAAAATCTTTGCCCGCTAATCACACTTAACGTAGCCGGGGCATAAAGCCCCGGCTGCACAACAAAAAATTTGGAGAATAAAAATGTCAACTAAATACTCAAAACTATACGATGCAGGCCTTCAGAACTCCAATATCGCGAAAAGCGATATCAAGAGTTCTTTCGGTAAAGTAGCAGCGGCAAACGGAGACGGTGCAGGAACTATCCTTCGCCACGCTTCTGTACCTTCCAACATGATTGTTCGCGACCTCAAGCTTTCTTGTGAAGCTATGGGTGCCGGCGCAACGATCAACGTTGGTGCGTACTACACCGAAGATCACCCAAAAACCGGTGCGGTTATCAACGCAAGCTTCTTTGCTACTGCGGTAGATATTTCCGCTGCTTTGAAAAAAGTAAGCGTTCTCAATGAGTCTGGGTCTAACACCCTCGACAAACAAGAGATGCCACTTTATCAAGCACTCGGCTTGGCGGCAGACCCAGGATGCAAAATTGATATTTGCTCAACTGTGGTAGGCGCGATCGCGGCAGATGGTAACATCGCTCTCGAAATCGAATCGGCTGAATAATCAAAATTGCCGGGCGGGATTAGGTTCTCGCTCGGCATTTTTTCAAGAAGGGGCTAAATAAAATGGCTACAAGACGATACAAAATTTCTCCGGGCATGACCGAGTTCCAAATCATCGAAGAGGCCGGCGCACCGGTAAACTCTAACGTGATCGAACTTACCGTTGAACTTGCGGACAGTGTGAACGATGCAGGCGTGTTGAGAAAAGTGAAGAAAAGCGAAGTTCTTCTCGCTCTCGAAATGCTTGAAAACCACATTGTTAAAAACGCTTCCGGTGAACTCGGCGAATAAGGAGCACATTAAATGGCTTCCAAGACGGACATTTTCAACATTGCTTTGACCATGCTTGGCGCGCAAACTATTAACGATGCGGGGGAAAACTCCCGCAACGCAAGAGTATTGAGCGGCGTCTACGAAACCGTAAGACGTTCAGAGTTAAGAAAAAGTCCGTCTTGGAACTTTGCCGTTAAGACTGCAAAACTTCCTGTTGACTCAACCCCACCACTTTTCGGGAAAAATTATGCATATACACTACCTGGGGATTTCATTTCGCTGGCGCCGCTTTATGATGAATATGGCAACTACGCAGCCCGCGATTGGGTTATTGAGAAAGGCAAAATCTTTTCTAACGAAGTTGCTCCGCTAGAACTTCGGTACAATGCCGACATCAAAGCGGAAGGCGAATTTGATGACCTCTTTGCGATGGCACTTGCCGCAAAGCTTGCAGAAGTTTGTTGCGAATCAATCACCCAGTCCAACACTAAAAAGCAGTTGATGGGTCAACAGTACCAAGATGCGATTCGCGAAGCTCGTAAAGCTGATTCTTTTGACAGTGTGTCGGAGTTCATGCCAAAAGATACTTACGAGACAGTAAGGTTATGAAAATAAGTCCGATTCAAAATGATTTTTCGGGTGGGGTATTTAGTCCCGTAGCGCAAGCTCGAAGCGATCTTCAACGGTACAAGGTCGGTCTTGCTCTGTGTGAAAACGCAATCCCTACCAACCAAGGCCCGGCTACTAAACGTTCAGGTACTCGATTTTTAACATTCCCGCCGGTAAACGGCCCGACAAGACTCATTCCGTTTTCGTACTCCAACGGTGACAACTTCATGCTGGAGTTCACTGATTTAACACTT